CGTTGTGATCTTGGACAGCGAGTATTCCCTGTCGTAGAAAGTCTCGAAGTCGATGGTTACAATGTCCATCACACCACATCCCCCCTAAGGCGCCGCGCTGTACGCCACGCTGTGTATCTCATCTGCGTCTCATGATCTTCTGATAGGAACTGCAACATCTGCACCAGCCCATTGGCGGACATGTTGCTCTTAGCTGCCAGCTCGTCGAGCGCATACTTCGCTACTTGCGACGCGATCCTACTGTCCAGCTCTGCTGATACAATATGGCTCATACTAGCTGTGTCTTCGCGTATGCGTACATCCGCATATGGTATGCTCATATACGACCGTACCGCGTCCTTCATGTCATCTGGATTCATCCTGTCTCACCCTGTCTTATGCCTGTCGTCTGTCCCTATTGCACGGCGCTCGTATGAAATAAGAAACGCAATGCAACATGCTGCGTGTGCGAGGTGTGAATACCCCGTCTCCGGATCGTTATCTTGACCACGCCACCACGCCCACATATGTCGCATGAGTGCACCGAATGGACGGTGCCACGCCATACCCTTCTCCCAGTTACGTTCACTATACTTAACAGCACCGTAAGTCAACACTCGTGCTGTTTCTTCTAGCAGTTCAGGTGGGATCAGGTCGAAGCGCAGCTTGTCGCCGTCGAACTTGACGCCTTCTTCGAGTGGGGGCTTGGTCATTCGATCCTCCAGTGGGGATCGTGAGGGGCGCTGGTGGATGATAAGCCGTAGCGCAGTCTGATCTTCGACCAACACAAAACCGCAGGTTTCGCTGCGCCCCTCACGACATTGGTAGCGGGTCAGGTGGTGGCCTGCAACCGCGATTTCTTTTCTGCGGCCAGCTTGGCCAGTGCTCTTTCGACAGCGGCCGTCCCGGCTGACAGCTTGACCTTGGGCTTGTCCTCGATCTCGTCAGTCCACACCACGATGGGCTTCGGCTTGGGCGGCGGTGCCCATGTCATACCCAGAGGTAGGGCAATCCCGAAGCGTTCGGCTGCGGCGTCGATGGACTTGCGGTGCATGCCATAGTGCCGGGAGGTTTGGGTTGCGTTCCACCCCTTGTCCCGTGCTGCTTCGATCATGTCACGGGTAATCTTTTTGCGGCCATTCATAGGCTCTCTCCTTGATCTTGTTTATTTCCGGTAGGTTCTGCCTCAGCATATACATGATGAGGTCGAGTTGTTCTTGGGTGGCCCACATGCCACCCGGCACCCGGACATAGCCCGCCGCACGCAGTGCACTGGCACCGGGGCTAGTGTCGCTAGGTGCTCTGCTCATCAGTCGCTGTCCCTTGTGATCTCGTAAGCCACAAGATGCAGGACACCAACGGCAGCGGCGAGGGGCATTCGTCCGCTATATTCATAGATCAGGGCTTTGATGCGGTCGCCCAGTTCCCCCGTCACGTCCTCGGCCCTCTTGCCGTCGCCCTTGAAGATGCGGATGTCAGTCACGGCTCTCTCCCTTGTTCTTCCCGAAGGCGAAGTCGATCCACTCCTCGCAGGCATCGAAGGCGTGTTGGATGCCCTCGATATTCCCTTCACGAACAGCTTCTCGCAAGCGGTTCCACTCAGTCAGCATTTTAGAGACACGTCTGTTCCCGTAACGGTCACTCATGGCTCGCTCCTTTCAGCGCCTCTCGGCCTTTGCCTGTGATCTGGGGGCGCGACCCTCTGGTGACGTAGCCTTGGCCCTGCAACCACTCAAGGGTTTCCCCCATCGCAGCGCCCCAGCGCAAGTCCTTACCAGAACCCGGCTCGGCAATCTCTCTCAGCACGTTTCGTTCATAGGGGGTCATGGCTCTCTCCTTTTGATTGTCGCAAGCGCAGCAATGGCGTCGAGGTAGTAGGTGTGGGCCATGTAGTCGCCCTTGGCCCGGTCGCGGATGGTCTCGAACCAATCCACTGCCTGCGCCAGCTTGGCTTCGAGGGCGTCCCGCTCTTTCTCAAGTTTGAGGTAGTCGTTCTCCATCATGCAGGCTTCTTGCTCCTGCATTTCCAACTCATCCTCCGCAAACTTGGCGTCCTGACGTGCGGCGGCGAGTTGTTCGGTCAGGGCTTCGATGCGGTCCAGCATGTTCTTTTCCACGCAGTCACATACGTCTAGCGTGGCAAACTTGAAGGGACAGTCATCTCTGTGGTCGTGATACTCAGTCATGCTCGTGCCCTCTCCCATGCAAGCCGCCCGATGCGGTTGGCCAATACCTCAAGGTCCTCGGCACTCAGGTCATCCTTGTCAGCCAGTGCTGTGTAGACAGAGTTGCACGCCGGCCTCGATGGCAGCGCCCGGATACCATCCATCACCATGACGGCACTGGCAGCGGTGGACTTCATGTCCCGCAGAAACGGAACGTCAGATTGTTTGGTTCTAAACATCAGTTATCCTCCAAGAATGTGTCGTAGTCTGCGTCTTGCATGGTGACCCCCCGGCATGTGGCCTTGCTCCTGACATGCGCTGAGAACAGGGGGTCGTCGGGGTGGAACTGCCCACCCCAACTGCTTACTGCGTCTGCCACGTAGTTGGCCATTGCGTCAGGCTCGATGTGGTCCAGCGTGCGGACCGAGACAGTCAGTCGATAGACAGGCATCACTGCCCCTCCCACTCATCAACGTCAGCCCGGTCAGGGTGACAGGTGAACCACTCCCGGCTCGGCTTGCTCTGGTCAGAGGTCCGCCACAGTTGGAACTTGGCACACTCACCCTTGGCATACATCGCCCGGACAGCAGCCGAGATGGAACTGTATTCTGTCAGGCCCTCGGTCCGGACCTTACCGGGCACAAGCTCTGAGTAGAGGGACGACACTGTCCATACCCCACCCTTACGCATGGTGCTCCGCACCCGGTCCGCCATCGTCGGCTCCGCCGGAACCGAGGGCTCGATGTCGAACTGGTCGAAGGGCATGGCATACTGCACAGGCACTGATGTCTTAACAGGGGTGGGGTTGCGAGACAGGAACACAGTCAGCCAAGGCGTGCGTTCTGCCTTGTCAGGGAAGCGGTTGGGCACCAGCTTGGCGGTGACCTCCATGCCGACTGACACCTGCGTTGTCGTGGCGACGTTGACCGGGATGTAGCAGTTCTCTCCGTTGTCCATGCGGACACCGAACGCTGACCCTGAGGGCAGCACATTGGCGATGACCAAAGCGGTCTCGACCGGGACGAGGTGGGGGTATGCGTGTTCCATTGTGTATCTCCTTGATGTGATTAGTTGTCGAACCAGAACACCACGCGATAGTCCGCAGTGTCAGCATCGCCGTCGTAGACGTTGATCGAAGCCTTATACAGAAGGCGGAAGTAGCTTGTGTCCTCACCTTCCAGACGTTCTCTTGTCATGGTAGCAATGAACTCCGAGTTGTCAGCGCACCAGCACATGGCGAACTCCTCAAGTGGCAGCCACGAGTGGCTGTGTGCATCAACACCCCAGCCTTCGGACAGCGCAACGCTCAGGTCAGAGGCGTCATCAGGTAGGCCCACAGGTTCAGGGCCATCACCCCGCACCCCAGCCAGTCTGGCAAAGAAGGCATAGTCACGATCGCCCACCGCCGGAGCGTGGTAGTCCCAGCCCGGCTCGTTGTAAGAGAGCTTCGGGATGCCGCCATCAGTGCGGACACCGATCCACTTGTCCCCATACTTGCGCTCGACCACGATGTGTATGTCAGCACCCATTACGCATCCTCCTCCTCTACTTCTTCAATAAGATCGTTTGCTACCAGCGTATCCCACACACCATCGTCGCTGGTGAGGTAGTCGTGCTCCTCCTCCAGCTTGGTGTAGAGATCGTTCATGTAAGTGCGCCACTGCTCAGCCAGTGCTGCCTCGAAGTCCACGATCTCCTTGTCCACCATGTCATCCCAGCGTTGGATGACAGCCTCTTGCAACTCAGACTTGGGGTTCGCACACTGCCAGAACGCTTCGCACTCAGCGTTGATGCTGACGCTGCTGGAGTGGTAGTAACGACCGCGATGGTCACTGGTGGCCCAGACAGCGCCGCCCATCTCGATCAGCTTGCGAAGCATGGGGAACTGATCCACGTGGTGGTGGTTGAGGTAGGTCAGGGCGTTGTCCAAGGAGCCGACGAAGCAGGCGCCGTCACCCTGTGACCAGAAGCCGGAGAAGTATGTCTTGTCCACTTGGATGCCGACCTGCTTCATGTCCTCGATGAAGTCAGACTCAACACAGTCCCACCAATCGTTATACTCGACGTTAATGAAGCGATACTTTTCCAGCAGAGCAGTGCGTTGCGATGATGCGACCATCGTTGGTTACCTCCAGAGTTGCATGTCCAATAGCTACATCCCGTAGGATGTTCTGATACAGTTCGAGTGTCTTGTCCGCTGCCTCCAGTGCAGTCTCTGTTTGCTCAAGGATGTCGTCACGATCCCTGAGTTCCTGCCACTGGTGGATGATCCATGCGGCGGCGATGACCAGCGCCACCCACGATACAAAGAGTTCAGTTGGTATCACTTCATGTGTCCTCTCATACGGTGGAGCGTGCACAATGCAGTCACCACCTGTTGCAGTGTTCCTTCAATAGGTGGTGGTGCGTCGCTGGGACGGCCCCCGGGCAGGTCCCCGAACAGTATACCACGAATTGGTGTGTCGTTGTTCTCCTTTCTGATGAAACCAATAGCGGCGAAACGGTAGGGTGAGCGACGGCGCGACTTGACATCCCACTCGTTGACCTTCCGAACGAACACCCCGATGTCCACCGCGAAGCTCTCCTGCATCAGCTTGGCCTTGCCACCCGGCTCGAACCCATAGCCTTCGGGAAAGTCCACCATCACACACGCACCCGGCAGTGCTCACCGAAGGGAGCCGTCATGTCAGTGGTCATGGCCCAGATAACCGGGGTGGTGCAGTCGTCAGGGTAGGGGGTGTAGCCATCAGTCAGCACGATGGTGCAGGCGAGGTTGTCAGCATGACCCTCTGCATCGAGGAAGTCGAAGGCAGCACGCACATCAGTGCCGCCACCACCGTGGAAGCTGATGGACACAGTGTCATCAGGCAGGAAGCAGTCGTAGTGGGTGACCACGGCATCGAAGTAGACCACATGCAGCTTCTCAGGACGCAAGTCCTCATGGACAGTGCGAACCTCGGCAGCCATCTGTGCAAGGATGTCATCACCAATGGAGCCGGAGCAGTCCACGAGGAAAGCGATCGGACCCATGCGCTCACCCGTCCGGCTCGGCATGTAGAAACCCTGAGACAGGAACCTACGGTTGGGCCGGGCGAAGCTGCGCTCGTCAGTCTTGTGCTTGACCACGAACTTCTGGAGCACCTCGCGCCAGTCAACCGTTGGATTGAGGATTCTGTCCACAAGCCGGGCCATGCCAGCCGACAGTTTGCCCATCATCTTGGCAGCCTGTGCAGCCTGTGCCACCTTGACCTTCCACTCGGCAGCCTCTTGGGCTTGGTCAGAGGCAGTGCCCTCACCATCCTCAAGGTCTTGGCCAGTGCCACCCATGTCACCGCCGCCACCCTCGCCATCACTCTCGGGCAGCAAGGTGTAGATGTGCTCACTGACACCCTGACCTGCGTCATAGAGCGCCTTGTTGAGGCAGCCACCCTCGATGAACTTACCAATGCCCTCGTCGGTCAGCAGTTGGTTGATGACGTAGTCAGCGGCCTTGTTCCAACGCTTAGGGTCACGGGACTGACGGCGGAAGTTGTGCTCCAGCATGGGGTGCATGCACTCATGAGCCACGAGGAACTTAAGCTCCTCATCAGACAGGCCGGAGACAAACTCCGGGTTGTATAGCACACGCTTGCCATTGGTGGCAGCGGTAGGGATGATGTCAGAGTAGGTGTGCGGCATACCCAGTGCGATAGCACCGACAAAGGGATGCTCAAGGATGAGGCTGGTCTTGGCCTTGGCCAAGCGGGTCTTGAGTGTGTCGAGAGACTGCATGTGTGTTACTCCTGTGTGTTGTTAAGAAAGTCTTTGATCGAGGTGCCGTGGTCTACCGCTCTGAGCCTGCGGTCCACACCATACAAGTCCCAGAGATCGTGCTGGTCGCTGGCCCCGCCGTCAATCTCCACCGTGATGTCATTGTATTCCTCACCGATACGGACGAAGGCAGTGCCAGCACCTCGATCAGCCGCAGCACCAAGCAAGGCATGGTGACACTTCACATCATCGTAGTTGTCATACCACTTGACATTCTCGAAACTTGCGTGGAGCAGGGTCATCACATCGACGATCTCAGTGATGCTGTAGTGCGCCAAGTCCTCAGGCGAGATCGTATTGTTGAGCCTGACCTCAGCAAGGAAGGCGATGACCGCCTCCCGATTGGCAAAGGCCATGCCTATAGCCACGTCACTGTAGTATCCCATGTGTGTCACACTCCCATAAAAGCGCCCATCCGGGCCATGATGTCAGAGGCTTCGTCGATCTTGGACTGACGCAGCACCGGGTCGTTGACCACGGCATCCTTGCTCAGACCAGCCAGCTTAGCCTCCACCTCGTAACGCATAGCTTCGAGGTTCGGGTCGTCCATAATATTCAACCGAGGCAACAGCTTACACAGTTCTGTGATGTGCTCAAGCGTGCTCTCATGGAACCGAGACTTGGGGTCGTCGATCTTGGAGAGACGCTCAACCATATGCTTAACACGATCGTAAAGGCGTTGCCAAGCATCACGCATGGCGATGCCAGAGTTTTCTTCCACCCTGCGCTGGAGGTCAGCCTTGATACTGTCAAGCTCATCGTCTGCCAGTTGGACACGGAAGTCAGCAGTCGGCACAGGCAGGACCACCAAGTCCATGCTGAACTTAGACCGCAGGTCGCGGACATCGGGGTAGTCCTCGATGTTGTAGAGGGTGCCGAGGAACCGCTGAGCCGTGGTCTGGAGGGACGGGTAGTCCGCCAAGAACTTACTCACCACCTGCTCCCACTCAGACTTGCGCTTGCGGAAGGTGGTCATGAAGCTGAGGTAGTTGGAAGTGGGCAGCATGTGTGTGTTGTTCAGCCCCCACGGCAGGGTGTTGGTCAGGAAGTCCTTGCGGATGTCACCTGTCATGGTGTGGATGTTGGCGAGGCTGTCACTCATGGGCAGCAGCTTCTTGTGGTAGTTACCCACGTCATAGCCAGCGCCGTTGATGTCGGATACTGCCTTGGTGGCCTTCTTGTCCAGCTTGCGTGCTGTCCACTGGGAGATGTTAAGCTGCACCAGCAGTGCACGATCAGAGAGATGTGTCATGGTCTGTGTCCTTGTTTAAGAGATACGGTGAGCAGTGAGATCAGCCAGCACTTCGTCTGCTGACCGGGCGGTCCAGCCATCGGGGATACTGATCGGGATTTCCCCGGTCAGGTAGTTGTCACTCGCGTCATCGGTGGCGATGATCCGGGCGTTGAACGAGGTGGAGTAGTCCATCTCATCAACTAAGTCCCATATGGACTTGCCACCATGATCGAGGTCAGCGCGGACTTTCTCCACGGCGGCAGCGAGGTTGTCTGCTTCCACCTCAACGTGGCCATAGACACTGACGTCATGGGCTAGGGTGAAGTTGAATGTGGGCATGTGTTACTCCTTGTTGATGAGACGGAGATAGGCTTGGTAAGCGGTCCACTGGTCAGGGAACTGTTGCTTGAGGTAGTCGGTGAGGGAGAGCATACGATCGGACCAGTCACGACTGTCCCGATACTCGATATACTCACCAGTCATGCGGCCAAGGCCACCGAACCCGTCGATGGCCTTGATGTAGACGAGATACCCTGCAAAGGTGCCTGTCATATCAGAACAGCACCGACTGATGCTTGATGGACCAGTCAATGAAGCCCTTGGTCGAGGTGACGGCGGGATCACGACGGACAGCCATCGACATAGCCAGCACTGAGAACTCAGCCGGGCAGCGGGACAGGTAAGTGACAGCCCGGTCGATGTTGGCCTGAGAGATGCGTGATGCGATGGCACCAGACAGAGCGTAGAGAGTGGCCGGATCGGACGGCACATCGGCACCATCGGGGTTGAGTAGGATGGCATCAGGGTTAGGCAGCTTGCGGTAAATCTTGAGGAACCCCACGAACTCAGCCGCAGCCCCCTCACCAACGGCACCCTTGAAGCAGTCGAACTCAGCCTCAGCAGGGACAGCACCGAGCACAGCACTGACACCCTCAGCCCACGAACGAGGCGTTGGGTTCTGGTCCTTGTTGGCATCGAAGTCATGGAGCAGACCGGGACGGAAGCGGATGAAGGCCACGACCTCAGACTTGACACCATGTGTCAGTGCCCACGACGACCAGTCATCGAGGTTGGTGTCGAACTCTAGGACAGTCTCACGATTGCGGAGGTGGGACAGCACCCGGTTAGCCCCGGCACGATCCGACTGCCTGTTACCAGTGGAGACGACAGTCCAGCCCTTGGCAAGGGGTGTGCCGTGGAGATTGCGTGCTTGGCAGATGTTAGCCAGCACTTTCTGGATGTCGGCCGGGGCTTGGTTACGATCATCGAAGCAGAGCACACCACCACGACCGTCGTCGTAACGAGAGCCAACGGCAGGGAACCAGTCGGGGATCATGTAACGCAGGGTCTCGCCCCCAATGACAGGGATGCCGAAGTCCTCGACCAGCATGGTCGGCAGGTGACGCTCGACGTAGTGCAGACCGAGAGCCTCAGTCACAGACTGAACGAGGGTGGTCTTGCCACCACCCGGCGCCCCCTCGATAGCCACGGTGCGGTTGATCGAGATGAGGTCTTTAAGTGTGTCAGACAGAAGGGATGGACGCATTGTGTATTACTCCATGTGTTGTGGCTTGTCTCATCAGTGCCACGGTAGCCATCCGTGGCAGACTGGGGTTGCCCCCAGTTTCGACTCATAGGGAATTTGCCTCACCCCCACCGCTTCTTGCTGGACTGGATGGCAGTAAGCTGCTTGTAGGCAGTGACATAGGCCACCTCGGTCTCCTCGATGCAGTCGTGATAGGTCAGCACTTGGCGCCGGATGGCGTCGAGGTGAGAGTCAACAGTGACATAAGTGGACATGCCACGGGCAATGTCAGCGTAGCGATCCGGCTCATCGAGGCAAGCCAAGGCGATGTTAGACAGGCTGACAGTGCCCCAACGCTCACCTTGTCTAGGGTCAATGCCCAGTCTGACTTGGGTCTGGACCCACAACTTGAACTGGTCGAAGCCCTTGGCACAGGCAGCATTAGCCTTCTTGCGGTTGACACTGTAACGGGTGAAGGGCTTGGTCCCAGCGATGATGTTAAGGTTCTTGTCCAGTGTGGCACAGCCATCGACCAGATACCCCATGCTGGTGTTGTTGATAGCACTGTTGCGTATCCACAGGACAGGACCAACAGGGTTGGTGTAGCTGGCCCAGACAGCACCGCGGAGCACTTGGTTGACCGCCTCGTCTGTCAGCTTGGAAGCATAGGGTTCGAGGTCAATGGTGCCATCGTCATGGTAAGTGATGATGTCAGTCTGGTAGAGCCGGATGGCGACAGAGCCATTGTCAAGTTTGCGGATGGTGAGGTTGTCATTGCGCCGCTGACCAAGGGGTCTCGTGTCAGTGGACCGCCCCCTGATGGGGACGATGCTGTCATACTTAGCCAGAGCTTGCTCATAGGAAGTGATGCCGCCACGGGGCAGGACGATGTTAGAGCCGAACATTACAGGGTCTCCTTGATAGCGTTGATGCTGTTGTTGGTGGCGTTGACCACGGACCAGAGGGCAGTCTCGTAGGGGATGGTCGGGTCAGACTGGATGACCTTGTCCACCTTGCGGTAGAACTCATTGACGCCGAGGTAGCCAATGACTGACATGGTGACACGTATCGTCTTGGGGTCGAGGACGGCGGTGGAGACGAAGGTGGTCGTAACGGTGACGGTGGTAGGCATGTCAAAGTCCTTTCAAATGTGAGAGCCACTTGTAGACAGTGGACTGGCCGACGTTGAACTGAGCGGCAGCCTCCTTGACAGAGACACCCTCCACTCTGACGAGGCGCAGCACTTCGGCTCTCGTGGTGTCGTCGAGACCATAGGCTGGGTGGTAATCAGGGACGACTATGAGATAGTCGGGGCTGGATGGTGTAAAGGCCAGCCGCATCACAGTGCCACCTCTACCGGAGCAAGGCCGGGGTTGAACTGGATGTTAAGATGAGTGACGCCATAGTGCTGCTTGAGGTCGTGACGGTCACAGACAGTGATCCGGCAGTTGTTAAGCGGGGAAGACTGGTCGACCACTACGAGTTCATGACCAACGGTGTAGTCATAGACGGCATCAGCCTGACTGATGTAAGGGCGGCGAAGTGGCTTGACAGTGAGGGACTTGGTGTAAACCTGAGCAGCGAGGTCAGCGAGTTTGGTCCAGTTGGCCATGATAAGGGTCCATAGTTGTGTGTTAAGATTGATAAGCATTGTCAGGACCAGACTGTTTACAAGGTAGAGTCGGCCTGAGCCATGACCTTAGCCGATTCCGCTGGCCGTGTCAAGTTTCGGAGGGTAGGGAGGTTTAATCCGCGCGGATAATGGGTTAGTCCGCGCGGGAACTGTGTAAAGTATCTACGAATTGGGCGCGCGATAGGCGAAGTATCTTTACAGTATGGATAGTGCAAGTGTTTGATTTTGTTAGCGTTTTTTGGGGTGTATCTAAACTATCTACGATTTTTCAGAAGATAGACCCACTAAAAGAGCGCAACTGGAGCGGTTGTATTGTAAAGGTTTACACTCAACCGAGTTGATTGACGATTTCCGTCACGTATCTTCAAAAAAAACGTGTATATTATAGATAGTTTAGATACTTTACTACTACTACACACTGGTTTGATATGCTTTACACAAGCTAACCCCTTGGTTTCATTGGCTTTTCCATTTTGGTGTAAACATGTAAACTATCTAAATTTTACACATTCCGTGTAAAGGTAGTGTAAAGGTAAAATAGATAGTTGTTTAATATCAATGACTTACTGGGTGTAAAGACATAGGCCCCCGACAAATGGCACTCGATACGAGACGCTTTACACTAGAGCTACAGGCCCCCGACGTATGGCGAGTGTAACGAGCAAACTTAACACGCAACCGCTACCTATGCGGGCAGTGTAAAGGTGTAAAGGTGTAAAGCAGACAACAAAAAACCCGCCCGGTGGTTAGCCGGGCGGGTCAGGGTTAGGTCAGGGCGAAGAAGAGGAACAGCAAGGTGGCGATCACGCCCATCAGCGCTTGGCCTATCATTTGCCAGTCCACCTTGCGGTGGTGAGCGGCGAGGTAACGCTGCGCGTTGTCCTGTCCGCGCTTGGAAATGTGCGTGTCGATCTTGAGCTGGCGATCGCGCAACGCGGCTTTGGTGTCGTGCTTCATTCTGTCAATCCTTGTGTGAGAGGTGAGGCGGGCCCTTGTGGGGCCCGCCCTGTTTTTAGAACTCTACCTTGGGCGCGGCGGCCTTGGCGGGCCGCGATCCGGTGCCTTTGGTGAACTTGAGTTTCGGCTGCGGGAACTTGCCGCGGACCAGAACCAGCTCGATCATGTCGGCCTCTTTGGCCAGCTTGGCGAACACTGCCGGAGTTACGTCGGCACCAGCCGCAAGGGGCTTTTCAAAGCCGTCGGCCCAGATGGACCAGCCGGACATGGTCAGCTTGTTGCCCTTGATCGCGTCGACCAAAGTTTTGGGGTTGCCGGCATTGTGCTTGCCGTCGGCTTTCCCCGTGATCCGGAATATATCCGAACCAGCTTTGACCGGAACGATTGCGACTTGACCTTCGAAAAGTTTAGCCATTGTGTGTCCTTTCATATGGCATAAGGTTGATACTTCTGCCACCCATCATCGGCACTACGTGCCTAGGGTCAGGTTAACGATGTCAAAGAGCGCCGGGGCTTCCCCCGTCCCGTCCAGCGATCGTTTGCTGTTCGGTGAGATCTTTATCCGCTTTCCTGTCGGCCGTGTCAACTGCTAATTTATAAAAATCTGCGACAATTTATAACAAAAAACGCGCGCCGCGCGGTCGCAGGCAGGCATGGGGGGTGGGGGGTTGGACAGCGGTCGCGCGGCCCCCCGCTATTGTAGTAAACCTCTTACAACACAACCCAAAAATACCAATCTTTACACCTGTACATCACCCGAACATTTTATAACACCCCTGCCAAAAATTTTCCCGGCCCAAAAAACCAAATCTTTACACTATTGACCGCCCCCGCCTCCAAGAGTTACCATCCCCCCATGTACATGAGCCCTGTTCACACCAAATGGACCGATCGGTTCGCCTTTGAACTCGCCCTTCTCATGGAAGGCAGCGGGGAAAAGCTCGACGAACTGCTGGATCGGCACGAGTTCGAGGCATCAGACCTCCTCACCTTCAAGAACGACGCCACTTTTCTCAAGAAAGTGGAGGCTTACAGGGAGGAAGTACGCACCAAGGGCCTCACATTCAGGGTCAAGGCGCGTGCACAGGCCGAAGAACTGCTCAAGACCAGCTGGATTCTCATCCACGACCCCATTGTGAGCCCCGCGGTGAAGGCCGACCTCATCAAAAGCACGGTCAAGTGGGCCGGACTGGACACAACCCCCGCCGGAGAGGGTCAGAACAACGCCGGTGGCGTCACGATCAGCATCAATTTGGGTGGACAGACGCTGGATGTGACCGCCAAACCCGCCCCGACCGAGGTCGAGGACGCCGATGTCGTCGAAGAAGATTGATCCGATCGAGGTCTGCAAGCTGGACAGCACATTTGCAGTGCAAGCGCTCGTCGCCACCCTACGGGACACCAATAAGTCCTACAGAATCATGAAAATTCCACGGCCGAAGCCTAGGTCTCCCCTCTATACGGTGATTATCTACAATGCCGCTTGATATTTCCTACACACCCACCCCTACGGTCACCCGGTTCATGCAATCGGACAAGAAGATGCGGGTCATCATGGGTCCTGTCGGCTCCGGCAAGTCCGTGGCCTGCTGCTTTGAGATTATCCGGCGTGCCAGCCAGCAAAAGCCCAATGCCAATGGCATCCGCAAGACCCGCTGCGCTGTGGTCCGCGAAACTGTCCGCCAACTCTCCGATACCACGATCAAAACCTTCCTCGACTGGTTCCCTCCGGGGGTCTGTGGTCACTTCATGCGCACCACCAAGACCTACTTCTTCAAGGTGGGCGATGTGGAGTGCGAGATCATGTTCCGCGCGCTGGACGACGCGGATGACGTGGCCAACCTCAACTCTCTCGAACTGACCTTCGCGTGGTTCAACGAGTGCAGGGACATCCACCCGGATATTGTGGACGCGATGTCCAAACGTGTGGGTCGTTTCCCCTCAGCCAAGGATGGCGGGGCAACGTGGCACGGGATGTGGGCGGATACCAACCCGCCGACCATGGACACGTGGTGGTTCTACCAGATGGAGAAGATCGACCCGAAGGATGGGGTCAGCCCCAACAACAACGGGTGGGATGTGTTCAAGCAGCCGTCGGGGCGCAGCCCCTACGCGGAGAACATCGAGAACCTGCCGGAAGGGTACTACGACACCCAAGGCCGATCGGAGGAGTACGTCAGGGTCTTCATCGACGGGGAGTACGGGCTTAGCCTTGCCGGCACGCCGGTGTTCAAATACTTCCGGCCGGACTACCACATGGCCAAGATGCCGCTCAAAGCCATCACCAATGGCACGAGACCGATTATCGTGGGGATGGACCTCGGGCTCACGCCCGCGGCCGTCATCGGACAGCAGGACCCACGAGGCCGGGCGCTGGTGCTCGCAGAGGCGGTCAGTTACGACATGGGCATCCAGAGGTTCATGCGCACGGTGCTCAAGCCCCTGCTCTACGAGAAGTTCGCCGGGGCGCCAATCATCATCGTGGTTGACCCAGCCGGTACACAGCGAGCCCAGACCGACGAGCGCTCCGCGGTCGACATCATCAAGGCCGAAGGGTTCAGGGTCATGCCCGCCCGGACCAACAACATCACACCGCGCATCGCCGCGGTCGACGACTACCTCATGCGACAGGTCGACGGTGATCCGGGGTTCCTCATGGACCCCAGCTGCATCCGGCTTAAGGCAGCTCTGATGGGCGGCTACCGGTTCAAGAAGAACGGCGACGGGTTGGAGAAGTCGGGCGATGCCGGCAAGCACAGCCACATCGGTGACGCGATTAGCTATCTGATGATGCACATCGGCAGTCTCGACAGTGGCGCGATGATGCACACGCGGCGAGAGGTGAAGCGAGTTGACGCCAAAGGGTGGGCATGATACATAAAGTGTACCGGCGGATTCCCCTCCCTCGTCCGCTGCCTGCTCGACCTAACCCCTCCGGCCCACCCCCGGAGGGGTTTCTCTTGCTAGATGCGCGCAGCCGGGTTATATTCTGTCAACTTGCAAGGGAGGTCCGTCATGGACAAGAAGAAATCACTGGCGCCGAAGAAGTCCCCGCGCCCTATGGACGCAGAGACGGGACGCGCAAATGCGACCCTGACTCGCGCCATGGGCGGTGCTGCGGCACGTGAGCGGCAGGATGCCGAGGCCGGGCGCATGGACGCTAAGCCTAAGGCCAAAGCCACCAAGGCTGGCATGAAGTCCAGCCCGCGCCCCAAGAAAAACCCGATGTACTGAGGAGTTCACCATGGCACCGAAGACCCCAATCAAGACCGGTCGCAAGCCGACCACCGTCAACAAAGATAACTTCGGCACCGGCTACGCGAAGATGGTGACCGCAAACAAGCTGGACAAAGCTGGTTTGCCGGGTGCCGCGAAGAAGATGTCGCGGGAGGCGCTGGACATGATGGACAAGGGATCGCACCGCCTGCAGAAAGACTTTGGCAAGCGCAAGAAGCCGTAAATAGGAACTCACTATGGCAGGTCTGACAATTCTCCGCGTCGTTGGTAACGATGAGCTTGTGCGCCAAGAGCGCGAACAGGCAGAGCGTGAACTCGCAGCGCGGCAGAGCAGCCCCGTCATGGTGGGTTTGACAGCGCACCTCAAGGAGTGCTGGGACGCAGCGCGCATCTCGCGTGACCCGATCACCGACATCATGCTCAAGGCCATGCGCCAGCGCAACGGTGAGTACGAGGCCGACAAGCTCCAGCGCATCCAAGAGCAGGGTGGCTCGGAAGTCTTCATGATGATTACCGAGGTCAAGTGCCGCGCTGCGGAGAGCTGGCTGCGGGACATCCTGCTCGACAACGGCACGCCACCGTGGGACATCGTGCCCACACCTATCCCAGACCTGTCGCCCAAAGAGGCGGAGGAGCTGCAGATGGCCTTCGCCGAGCGCGTGATGGAGATCG